AAACGAAAGGAAAATAAATGGAAGACCAAATAAATAAATTAAAAGAATATTATAAAATAGTTTTTGAATCTAATGATGGCAAAATTGTCATGACAGATTTAGAAAAGAGATGCCACTATAATGCTACCACTAATATTAGAGGGGATAGCCATGAAAGTGCATATATGGAGGGACAACGCAGCGTTCTTCTATTTATTAAAAATATGCTGCTAAATGATAAACTAAAAGGAAAATAAAATGTTAGAACAAGTACAGACAACTGAGGCAACTCAGCCTGTTACAAGTGCAACAACACAAAGTACACAGGAAACAACACAACCAATACTAAGCTCAACACAACAACCAACACAGCCAACTTCTGGCAAGACTTGGAAAGAAGCGATCTCTGAAGAATATAGATCAAATCCAAACATAGAAAAATTTACTGAATTAGATGCGTTAGCTAAAAGCTACATCAATGCAGTATCTATGATTGGAACTGATAAGATTCATCTTCCAGGTAAATCAGCTACTGATGAACAGTGGAATGAAGTTTATAATAAATTAGGCAGACCAGAATCTGCTGATAAATATAAACTTGAATTTAAAACTGATGTTGCTCCTGTTGATGAAAATGTAATCAAAGGATTTGCACAGAATGCTCACAAGCTAGGTTTAAATAATAAACAAGCTCAAGGCATACTAGAGTTTTATAAATCAACATTAGAAAGTTCAGCAAAAGAAATGTCAGTGAATATGGAATCTGCACAAGCTGAATCTGCTAATGCGTTAAGATCAGAATGGGGAAGAGCATACGATGACAACTTAAGAAAAGCTGCCAATGTTGCTCAAACTTATTTAGAACCAGAACTTCTTGATACTCAATTAAGAGATGGATCTAGATTAGGTGATAATCCAAAGATCATTAAAGCATTTGCTAACATTGCTAATCTATTATCTGAAGATAAAATTGTCGGTGCAGAATCTGATAATGTACTTCAAGGTAGAGATGTTGAAAAAGAAATTAATGATTTAATAGGTGATAAGACTGGTCCCTATTGGAACAAATCACATCCAAATCATAACAAAACAGTAAATCAAGTGCTGTCATTGCGAGAATTATTAAATCAATAATTATATTGCAATCAACTTAAAATTACTATATTGCGATTTCTAGGGAGATTTTTAATTAAATCTTCTTAGAAATTGTAAGACAATTCTATTAGAACCTTACTTGCCTGTTGGAAAGACAACCGACTAACAGTCGTTAAATGCAAGATAGCCTATCAATGATGGGGAACTTTCTGAACTTAAACTTAACTTAACCTAACCAAAAGGAAATGACAATATGTCAAATCAAATAACAACTGCTTTTGTACAGCAGTACAGTTCAAACGTACAAATGCTATCTCAACAAATGGGATCAGTATTAAGAGGAGTTGTGGATGTTGAGTCGGTTACTGGAAAGAGTGCTTTCTTTGATCAAGTTGGTAAAACAACTGCGGTTGTAAGAAGCTCTAGACACGCTGACACTCCACAAATTGATACGCCACACTCTAGAAGAAGAGTAACACTTGCAGATTATGAGTGGGCTGATCTAATAGACAATGCAGATAAAGTTAGATTACTAATTGATCCAACTTCTTCTTATGCAAAAGCTGCGGCTGCTGCTATGGGAAGAGCGATGGATGATGTAATCATTGCCGCTTTAGGTGGAACAGCATACACAGGTGAAACAGGATCTACTTCTGTTGCACTTCCTGCTGCTCAAAAACCTTATAGTTCATCACAATCTGATGGTTTAACTATAACTAAACTTTTAGAAGCAAAAAGACTTTTAGATGCAGCTGATGTTGATCCATCTCTACAAAGATACCTTGTATGTGGACCAAAACAAATAGGCGATCTATTGGGAACAACACAAGTAACATCTAGTGATTTCAATACAGTTAAAGCTCTAGCACAGGGTCAAGTTGATTCTTTCTTAGGCTTTCAATTTATTGTTACAAATAGATTAAAACTTGACGCAACAAATACAGACGACAGACTTGCATACGCATTCACAGCTGACGCTATTAAATTAGCGATTGGTCAAGATGTTCTAGCTAGAATTGACGAGAGAGCTGACAAATCATACAGCACTCAAGTTTACTACGCTATGAGCATTGGTGCTACTCGTATGGAAGAAGAAAAAGTTGTCGAAATAGCTTGCGACGAATAACATTAACTAAAAAGGAAAAAATATAATGGCTACATTATACTCAACACAAAAAACTAAATGGTCGCAAAACGTCCCATCTGAAAAGATTAAACCAAATGAAACAGGCGGAAGAATGAGAATTGCATTTGCTGATGTTACATTAGCATCTGCAGCTATCGCTGACGTTGTTCAAATGGTTAATTTACCAAATGGAGCAAGACTTATTGATGGCTATTTAACTAATGCTGCATTAGGTGCATCTACAACTTTATCAGTTGGATATGCTGCTTATAAAAATGCTGCAGGCACAACAGTTGCTTTATCAGCAGCTGCTTATTTAGCTGCGACATCTACATCTTCTGCTGCTAGAACAGACATCTTAGCAACTATTGCTTTAGGTGCAGGTTCAGTAGTTGATGCTGATCAAGATGGATTACCTATAACTATAACTTTAGCAGGTGGTACTGCTTCAGGTGTGGTTCAAGTTGCCATCAGATACGTAGTAGATTAATACTATTTTAAATAGTGGGGAGTAAAATCCCCACTGTTTATTATGAAGAAGACAGACAACGTAAAAACAATTTTACATTTACAAAATAAAGATTATATCTATCGCTATGTTCTAGTTGATAGATTTAAATATACATCAACAGCACATCAAGGTTTTGATAAACATTTAGAACTCACAGAAGCTGAGATCTTTGCATTAGTAAAACCTAGGCAATTAAGACGTAAATATATTATAAAGAAAGTTTAATATGGCATCAGTTGTAGAAATTTGTAATGGAGCTTTAAATCAATTAGGTGCATCAACTATTCTTTCCCTTACAGAAGATTCAAAAAACGCAAGGCTTTGCAATGCTAGATATGCAAATATTAGAGATGCAATATTTAGACATCATCCTTGGAACTGTTTATTAAAAAGAGTTGAACTTGCAGCAGACACAGCAACACCAGCTTGGGGATTTACATCTCAATTTACATTACCCTCTGATTGTTTAAGATTAATAAAAATTTTAGATTATGAATCTGATTATGTTGTAGAGGGTAGAAAGATTTTATCTTATTCTTCTTCTATGAAAATATTATATATCTCAAGAGTTGAAGATCCTAACGAATATGATCAATTACTAAGAGAAGTTATAAGTGCTTCACTAGCTGCTGATATTGCTTATGCAGTAACTTCATCTAATCCAGTTGCTCAACAAATGTATGCTTTATATCAAGAAAAATTAAAAGATGCTAGATTCGTAGATTCAACAGAAGGATATAACACAGACCAAGAATCAGGTATGGCATCTGTAGTAGATTCAAATACGTTTATTAACTCTAGGTTTTAAAAACCATGGCTAGAGTTGCTGTACAATTAACAAACTTTACAGGCGGAGAATTATCACCACGTTTAGATGGTAGAAATGATTTAGCTAAATATTCATCTGGTTGCAAAACTTTACAAAACATGGTTGTTTATCCTCATGGATCTGCAGCTAGAAGACCAGGTACAACATTTGTAGCTGAAGTTAAAACATCATCAGCATTTACAAGATTAATACCTTTTGAATTTTCAACAACACAAACTTACATTTTAGAATTTGGTGATCTTTATATTCGTTTTTATAAAGACGATGGTGCAATATTAGAATCCAATAAAACTATAACAGGAATTACACAAGCAAACCCAGGTGTTGTTACATCTGCAGCTCATGGTTTTTCTAATGGAGATACAGTTGTTATTTCTGGTGTTGTAGGAATGACACAAGTCAATGGTAAAAGATTTAAAGTTGCAAGTGTTGCAGCTAATACATTTGAATTAAAAGATATAGATGGTGTTAATGTTAATACAACTTCTTACACTGCATATTCATCAGGTGGTATTGCAAATAGAGTTTATACATTAACAACAACTTATCTAACTGCAAATCTACCAACTTTAAAATTTGCACAATCAGCAGACGTTATGTACATTTGTCATCCTGATTATTCTGTTAAAAAATTATCTAGAACTGGTCATACCTCTTGGACTATTACAGAAGTAGATTTTACTGATGGACCCTACTTAGATGACAATACAACAACTACAACATTTACTATGTCAGCACATACAGTTGGAGCTGGTAGAACCTTAACTGCATCTGCAATAACAGGAATTAATGATAACACAGGTTTTCAAACCATTGATATTGGTAGATTAATAAGATTTAAAACTGGTTATGCAGAAATAACAGCTCGTACCAGCACAACAGTTGTAACTGTAGAAGTTTTACAAGACATGACTTCTAGTACAGCATCTACTGACTGGGCTATGGGAGCTTGGTCAGAATATACAGGTTATCCTTCTTGCGTATCTTTCTATGAACAACGATTAGTATTTGCAGGAACAGAAGTTCAACCACAAACATTATTCTTTTCTAAATCAGGTGATTATGAAAGCATGGATGAGAATAGAGGAGGCACTGTAGCAGATGATGATGCTATTATTTATACCATCGCATCTAACCAAGTTAATGCTATTCGTTTCTTATCTGCAACACGAACATTAATTGTGGGTACAGTAGGTGGAGAATTTTCAGTATCAGGAGGTGGTACAGATGATCCTGTAACTCCAACAAACATATTAATTAAAAAACAATCTAACCATGGCTGTGCAAATATAGATGGCATACCAGTAGGAAACGTAACTCTATTTTTACAAAGAGCTAAAAGAAAGATTAGAGAACTAGCTTATAACTTTGACGTTGATGGATATGTTGCACCTGACATGACTATTCTTGCTGAGCATATTTCAGAATCTGGAATTGAATCTATGTCTTACCAACAAGAACCCAATCAAATTATTTGGTGTGTAAGAACAGATGGAAAATTAATTGGTTTAACTTACCAAAGAGAACAACAAGTTGTTGCTTGGCATCAACATACATTTGGTGGTGCATTTGGATCAGATATTGCTATGTGCGAATCCATTGCTACTATTCCAACCGATGATAAAGAATATCAAACATGGGTTGTTGTTAAACGAACAATCAATGGTGTTACAAGACGTTATGTAGAATATATAAATGAATTTGATTTTGATGAAACAGATAACACAGAATTTAATTTTTTAGATTCACAATTAAAATATGCTGGTGCTAGTACAACTCTTAATACTACCATCAATACTTCTGCAAGTTCTATTGTATTAACATCTGCTACTTCATTTACAACTACTGGTACAGTTAAAATAGATAACGAATTAATTACCTACACAGGAATATCTACAAATACATTAACAGGTTGCACAAGAGCAACCAATAGCACTACAGCAGCATCACACACAGCTGGGGTAGCTGTATATCAAGTTGTTAATTCAGTAACAGGATTAGATCATCTTGAGGGACAATCTGTATCTGTTCTTGCAAGTGGTGCAACTCATCCAGATAAAACTGTAGCATCAGGTTCTATAACTTTAGCAAGATTTGTTAATAAAGTTAAAGTTGGATTATCTTACACATCACTATTACAAACAATGAGATTAGATGCTGGAGCTCAGAATGGTACATCACAATCTAAAACAAAAAGAATATTTAATATTGCTATCAGATTATATGAATCTGTTGGTGTAGAAGTTGGTCCAGATCTAGATAATATGGAAGCAATACCATTTAGATCTTCAGCAACTTTAATGGATAATGCTATTCCAGTATTTACAGGTGATAAGGAAGTAGAGTTTAGAGGTAACTATGAAACTGATGGTTTCATTTATGTACGCCAAACTCAACCTTTACCTTTAACAATTTTATCGTTATACCCAGAATTGATTACAAATGACTAATAGATTAATTATAATTCCTTATACACAAAATCATGGTAAAATAATTATGCAATCACAAATGAACCACATGCTTACTCAACAAGATGCTGAGTATATTACTAAAGATAATAATATTGAATGTATGAGCTTAGAGCAAGAAGGTATGGCATTTACAGGATTAATTAATGATAAGATAGTTGCTGCAGCAGGTATGAAAAAGATATGGGGTAATGTAGCAGAAGGTTGGTTCATTGCTAAGAATGATGTTTGGAATTATCCA